ATATATATATATATAACGGGGCCATATATATATATATTATATATATATATGCTGTTATATTATATATATTTATATTTATATATATATATATTTATATTGCCGTTGGGACGCATTTTGTGGATGCTGTGGATAATGTGGATAACCTGTGGATAACTACTAATATGATATAGTTAGAAGTTATCAACAGCCCGTTAAAAACACAGTATATAGGAATATATATATAAATATAATATATATATATCTTACTGTTTGATTGATATTATATATATTAATATATATATATATATATATATATTATGTTGTTATATTAAAGGGAACGTGTGCGGTGGCGAAGCCACGGTGAGCGATAGCGAGCCACACGAGGGACGAGTGCGCACACGACATAGCCGTTATAACACCAGTAAGCCGTTTACGATGGAGTTGAAACACCTGCGTGCTACCTCGCTAACGCTCGGAACCAAACTAGCGTTTGGTAAAAAAGACTCCGTGCTACCTCACTAGCGTTCAGAACCACTGAAAAGACTCCGTGCTATCTGAGAAACCACTCCGTGCTACTAACGGATAACACAGGGTAGTAAGAACCACTTGCGTAGCGAGAAAAAGGGCTGTTAGGGGCTTTTTTACGCGTTTAAACAGGTGGCTAAATATATACTATACTATATGTATGAGAGGGGCACAAGCCCCCCTAAAAAAATGACAAGAGAGGAAAAAAATGAACAAGAAATATTTAGCGCTTGAGAAAGCGCGCAATCAAAAGTGGTTAAACTCCTTGGCGGCGCAAGAGCGCCGTCAGGCGCAAAGAAGTTACAGCGACTTATTAAAGTCCTTTGAGGACGACTTTACCAGAGCCGCCGTGAACGAGTACTACGACCGTTTGAACGAGGAGTTGAAGCGGTTTGGGTCCGATGAGTACGACCCTTATTTTGGTGATAACTTTGAGTTTTAAGGAGAGGAAAAAAATGATAATGGTAGTAATCTTATTAGTGTTATTTTTCCGCCCTGTCCTGAGGGCGGTAGGACTTATCAATGAGGCCCTGAACGCGGGCCTTGATAAGGCGGAGACAAAATTGGAGGATAAAATATGAGGGAGCGAGACTTGGAATTAGCCGGCATTAACGGCAGTGTGAAAATTGATGAGTACTCTGAATTGGACGGGTACTCCGTCTCAGAGAGCACAGCGGACTATTTGGCTCAATGGTCCAAAGACAATGCCACCGACCAGGCTGTATTGTCCGGGGAGCCTTTGGCTTGTGAGTTTTTTAAGGCGGGATACACAAAGTCCAAGCGCCTTTGGCTCTGCTTTAAGACGCCAGCCAATAAGTTAGGCGTATTGTCGTTAAGCCCAGCATTAGCCCACGATATTGCGCCCGATATCTTACCAACGGAGCCAGTCTATAAGACTAGCCCGCGCGGACTTAAACTTTACGCAGGCGAGCAGTGGACGCTGTCCGCAGCCGACTTAAACGCCAAACTGAAAGGCTATACACTAGCCGTCCAGTTTGAGACGCGAACGGTAAAGGGCAAAGACGGTAAGCCCGACGAGCAACGCACCGTGCCAGTCTTGTTAGATATTTTCTAGCACACCAAAGCCCCGCTACCAAGCGGGGCTTCTTTTTGTCTTTTTTTTTCCAAAACCGTTTTGCTAATATAAAAAGAATTATTTTTCCCAGCGGCTAGGGGCCAAGTGGAAAAGGGCTCCCTATTCCTCCTAAAAGGGAACCCTATCCATTCCAAACAGCAAGCCGTTCCGTTTCCATCCATTACAAACAAAACCGTTCATACTCTATTTCTATCCATAACTCCGCACTCTATATCAATACCTTAAAAGAATGCTTATGATTCCCACAGTAAATAGCGTTTAATTGAGCAAAATGGTACCATACAGCGATTTTAGGTACCATACGGGTATGGTTTATTGATTTTTGTAAAAAAAGAGTGTATAATGCGGATATGAACGATTTATTAAATCAATTGCACAATCAAGTATTAGTGGACTACATACAAGATGATACCCAGCCTGCGGATGTGATACCGGTTGAGGTGGAGGAGTCTGCTAATGCGATAGCAAAGCAACAGGCTATGGAAGAGTTGGTAGCGAAGCGAAAGAAAGAGATAGAAGCCTGGGCGTTACGCAGGGGGATACAGAAAGGTGTTCCGGACCAAGAGGATATTGAGAAGATTAGCCGGCGGTTACGCAAGGGCAAATCCATAACGGACTCTATTAAGGGAGTATGTTCGCACACTACTTGGAGGAAGTGGAAGGAGCAATATCCGGCGTTGGAAGAGATGGAAGAAGACGCGAGGGAGTGGCGTAAGAACAGATTATCTATTGAGGCTATGCGTATAGCGGATATGCCGGACAGAGAGAAGATGGGGCAGAACACGCGGGACAATATGCGTATTAATACCCGGTTAGCAGAGATAGCGCGTATTGACAAATTGACAGAGATACGCAACAACAAGAATCAGATACCGAATAATGTAATACCGATACAGATAAATGTGAAATATGGAAAAGACGACAAAATCGTGTGATATTCGTTTGGCCAAGATATATGAGCCTATTTGGAAGCATAAGCGTATTAAAGCGTTCTTTGGTGGACGTGGGGGAGGTCGTGGAAATCCGGTAGATATGATTATCCCGACAAAAGATGGTTTAAAACGCTTTGGGGACCTGACTATGAAAGATATGGTTTATGGTTCTGATGGAAAGTTTCAACGGATTACTGGCATATATGACAGGGGCGAGTTAGATACTTACAGAGTACATTTTTCTGATGGGTCTTATTTAGATACAGACCCCACGCATATATGGGCGTTTGATTATACCCGCTCCAAGACAGACAAAAAGCGCAGAATAATCACAACGGATGATATTTTACATATTCAGCCAAAAGATTATTACAGATGGCACTTGCCGCTGGTGTGTATTACAGAAGGAAAAAAGATTGCTATAAACGCTTATTTGGTTGGTTTATGGCTGGCTGACGGTAGTTGGTCTGTAAAGAGGGCTGTTATATCCAAGAAAGAGCCTTTTGTTAAAGCATATCTAGATACCACGGACTACAAGAATAAACGCACCAGGGAAGATGGCGTCAGCCAATATACTTATTCCACGAACAATAAGTTGTCTTTGTTCTTGCAGAAACAGGTGGGTCATAAGACTGCCAAGAGTAAGTTCATACCAGAGTGCTTCTTTACGGCCGATTATGAGTCCCGTATTGAGTTATTGCACGGTTTAATGGACGGGGATGGTAGATTAGACCGCAGAGCAGGGCGAGATTATGTTTCTCCGCAGTACCATACCACGAGCAAGCAATTGGCGGATGATGTAGTGAGTCTGGTTTGTTCATTGGGTGGCGTTGCAAAACAGCGAGTAGATAGTGATGGCACTTACGAGGTCAACATATATTTGCCATTTAATACGTTTAAATATAGCCACGAAGCAAAAGAATATAAGCCGGTTAGAGACGCCAAATATGAGCAACGTATCCTGTCTGGTATTGAATATATCGGGAAGAAAGAAATACGCTGTATTAGAGTTGCAAATGCAGATTCCTTGTATGTTGCTGACAAGAATTTCTACACGCTAACACATAATACGCATAACGTTGCCAGATATATTTTAATACGTTCTATGCGTGAGAAATTGCGTATATGGTGTGCCAGAGAAACGCAGAACTCTATTGCTGACTCCGTGCAGCACGTTTTTGTTGAGTTGATTGATTTGTATGGTTTAAACGAATACTTTAAGATTACGGACCAAGATATTACTTGTTTGGCTACTGGGTCTTATTTTATGTTTAAAGGGTTCAGAGGTTCTGGTTCTACTTATTCTCCGGAGCGATTGAAGGCTTACGAAGACTTTGATATTCTGTGGGTAGAAGAGGCCTCTGCCTGTATTATGGAGTCTTTGAATGTTGTGTCAAAAACAATTCGTAAAGAAGGCTCTGAATTAATATTCACGTTTAACAGAGTGTTAGAAGAAGACCCTGTATGGCGCTTTGCGTGTTACGACATTGGAAACGATATTTACACCAAACACGTCTTTGAAGATGATAAGCGTTTGATTATTTATGCAAACGCCGATACAAATGAGTTTGCTACTAGCGTGCTGTTTGAAGAACGCGAAATGGACCGCAAACGTTTAACGGTAGATGAGTTTAATCGTGTATGGCTGGGATATCCTGACCGTTCTGGTGGTATGAAAGCATTCTTTACCAGAAACCAAGTGTATGGCAATACCGTACAACCCCCGTTTGAAGAGACGGATATGTGGGAAACCGTAGTAGGATTTGACCCTAACGGTGGTGGTAAAGACTCTGCGTGTGCAGTAGCCCGCAGGGGCCGTGAAATCGTTGAAATGCGCGTTTACAGAGATATTAAAGACCCCAGGGACCTCGCAGAGCGGTTTATTATGTTCAAGCGTAAACATAATGCCAAGAGGGCTTATTGTGATGCTGGTTACGGCCAAGGCGTTATTGTTATGGCCCGTATTATGAACGAGAACATAATTCCCGTTGACTTTGGTGGCAAGTCTCTGATGGATACTTGCAACTGTTTGAATAAACGTGCAGAGATGTATTACAAGATGCGTGAATGGCTGCAAGACGGTGGATATCTGGGCGACCCGAAAGATAATGAGGTTGTTGAATTAAAACGCGAATTGCAATGCATAGAATACAACCTGCGCA